AAGCCATCCGAACCAATCAGGCTATAAATTCGCTCCCAGTCTTCATAAGAAATATGGCCATGAAAACGTAAAATGCCCGCACCTAAAGCACGAGCATCCAGTTCAAATAGTGTGATCAGGCCATCAACATAAAGCTTTTGAAAATCACTGTTCAGAGTCATCTGTCACCTCAATTTCAGGTTGCGGAAGCTCTTGCAGGCGCAAGTCAATCCAACGGTTTTCAGTAATGTCGACTGGGTTATCAAGATCAGCAATGATAGAAGCTGTTTCAAGATCAAATTTCTTCTTGTAGGTTTTTACTGAGATATCACCATTTTCTAATGTTGTGTAGATCACCGAAAATAGGACATTGCCGTTTGCATCTTTCGGGGTTTCGACATACCAGCCTTCTTGCGAAAAACCGGATGAGTCTTTAATTAGATAGTCGCCAATGCCCAGTTTTTCAAAAGTAATTTCTTGCAGTTGAGCTTCTTCATTGAGTTCAACTTTATCTAAAAACAACTTCACAATTGGTGAGGCATTTTTTACAAATCCATTGCTATCAATAGTTGTATTCGCTGAATGTTTTATCTCCACCCATGGGGACCACTGACTGGCGCTATATCGAAACCGCAAGTAATAACTGTCGATTGAATAATAGCTATTATAAAAAACCTGATGAACAGCTGTCATTGTTGAATCTGCAATGACGTGTAGTAACCCATTAAACAAACCTGATGCATGCCTTAAGGGTGGTGAATTGGCAAGCTCACTGACTGCTAGATTGATTTTGTAGTAACCCGGGACAATTAAATTATTTAAATTATTTGTTCCTAGAGTAGCAACCGATGTAAATGCACCATTGTACTGTGATACTTTTAAACCTAAATTGTTAGCTGCTGTTTCCTTTGTAGTTCCATTATGACCACCACGCGAAATTGGCACAACATTATCAGTTGAAACCCCTCCTAAACCTAAATTCTCACGTGCTGCTGCCGCTGTAGCCCCACCTGTACCACCCTTACTTACTGGAAGTGCAGCAGGCAATACTCCTTGGGCAGTCGCGCCCAATTGAGCATAAATCTCATCATCATTCGCCTGTAGTTTTGCTGAACCCGAGCGGAACGTGTCACCGCCGGCGCCCGTTGGGGCTGTGCCCTGATTAATCGTTTGTTTAGCCATAATTTACGCCCACAAAAAAGCCCTCGATTGAGGGCATAAAATTGATTGAAGTTAAGGTTTAAAATCTTGTGTGAAAGTGGTGGAGATGGACCATATACCACCGCCTAAACTGATCGGCATATAATCCCCTGCTACCACACGAACCTCGCCATCTAGCGGTGAATCCCATAGAAAGGAATCAGCGCCTTTATGTGCATCAAAAAAGGCCTTGATCTCTTGTATCAAAGCCTTCTTGCCTGTTCTCTTGTATGCCCATGTGCCTGACCGGTTGTTAATCCCTACACTCGTTCGCTGTGTGTACCCATCTCCAAAACTGGATTGAAGGACTTTAAAGCTTGAAGTTTGGGAGTTGCCATCTAGGTCGTTGCACCAGTTAAATTTTTGATTGCTCATTTAGATAACAGGCCCCCTTGTCGTTGCTCGCGTCGGATCACAGCGAGTACGGCATTATTGATAAGTGCCCCAAGCTGCTTGCTATCACTTTCACTAGATGCACTACCATCAGATGCAATTGTGATTTTGTTGTGAATATTCACATCCCCACCACCATTCTTCTGATTAGCAATCATGCCTTTCAAGTCAGCATTCGTTCGACTATCAACAACACGTTCCCCCTTATCCAGAAGCCATGTACCTTCTTTTGGGATATTGTCGATACCGTCGTGGGCCATGCCTGCAATGGTTTGACTTGCGATGATACCAACTGACGCATAACCGATACCTCTGGTCATCATCGACATGAATCCGGTTGGATCAACTTTTAATGCAGCCGTAGCACCAAGTTCGGTATTAATAACTGCTTGACCAATAGCTATCATTTGTTGAGCTAAAAACATAGCCTTATAGGCAGCACTTGACTCACCTGCGCTATCCTTAACCATTTGGGTCATAGCCCCCCAGACAGTTCCGGCTTGAGATAACAGTGATCCGTACATACTTAGTTGATCATCACGCTGCATTTCCGCCAATTCCTTAGCCTGCATGTTGTAATCAACATCAATCGCAGCCATCGCATCACGGTATTCTTGATGCGCCTCTAATAATGCAGCATAGCGCTCGTCATCAGTCGAATAAGCATCACTGGTCATGATGTCCTGTTCAACTCTGACGCGCTCATTCTTCAAGCCTAATTGAGAATTTGAGCGGTCATTTTCTAGCGACCATCGATCATAGTCCTGTGGTGACATTGTGGCTTGAGCAAAGATTTCATCGATACCATACGAAAGGCCTTTAATGCTTTCTCGCATGGTTTGTTGTACATTTTGAGCATGGAAGCGGGCTTTTTGAAGTTCGATAGCATATTGCTCATCGAGCGCCTTGAGTTTTAATTGCTTAAGCTCATCATTATATTTGCCAGACTCACTCACAATAATTCGCTGAGTCTCATAAAAATAATCAAGCTTCTGCTCTTCAGACCATTTAAAGGTATTAATTTCCTCAGTGATCTGGCGAAGATACATCTCCTCCTCATATTCATAACGAGCTTTTGCCTTGGCTAGATATTGAGATTCTTGTGGCCCGAAATTGGCTTTTTGGATTTCAGTTACTTGGCGTTTATAATCTTCAGCGAATTTTGCAAAGTCATCCATGTAATCATACGAGATTGCGTCACGCGCTCGGGCTTGCTCTTCAAGCAGCCTGTTTAATTCTTGCTGAGCTTTATTGTTTTCCTTGGTAGCTTTAGCGGCATCATTTTGTTTTTTAATCCACTCATCAGAGCCTTTTATTACACCAGCCTGACTGTTTTGGATTTTTGCCATAGCTGAAACAGACTGATTAACAGCATCGTTATAGATGCGGTTAATGGAGTTTGCGACATCATCTGCAACTTGGGCATTATCCTGAGCCGCCATCTGGACAGGACTACTTTTATTCACTTGGGCATTTGTGGCACCCAAAATAAATGCCTTGGTAATTTTAACACCGGGCAACTTATCAAAAAAACTTCCGCCTTCAGCGGCCTTATCAACCATCTGTTTTGATTGTGCAGCCTGAGCAGCAAGGCCAGCGATGCTATTTGTGAGCATCTTCACAACCGCGTAAACACCCATGCCGGTTGCAGCTACACCCTTAAATACCTCACCAAGCGTTTCACCGGCATCTGACATTAAATTGGTTTGTAGTGTAGCGTCAGAAAGACCATCGCCAACCGACACAAGTGCAGGCATCAAGCCTTGAATAAATTGATTTTTAACGCCTTGAACCTGAAGATTAAGCAGATCCATTTGAACGCGAAGCTCATTTGCCTTTTCTATGGCGTGCTCATCCATAATTACACCAGCACGTTCAGCAGCATCAGCCCAATACTCGAAACCTTTACCGCCATCTCTTAAGAGCGGGATAAGGTTGGTTGTGTCGGATGCCATGCTTTCTAAATAGAAAGACATTTGTTGCTGAGTAACACCTGCCTCTTCAAGTTTATCTACATAAAGTTGTAGTGCTTTGGGGCCTGAAAGATTTTGCATTTCAAGCGCCAACTTTCTTGCAGCTTCTGCCGAGCCCTCTGTTTTAATAGCAATCTGCTCAAAGAAATCAACAGCACCACCAGAACCAATGGTAATGAATTCACCCAACTTTTCATTGAAGTCTTTTAACTGGTCAGATAGCTTTTCCGAGCTGATCCCCATGGTCTCAGCGCCCACAGCCATTCTCTGAAATTCTTGTGTTGTTGTATTTGAGATGGAAGCAAAAGTCTGTAGCTCACGAGCGGCATTTGCATATTCGTTTGCCATGGCAAGCACACCAGCACCTACAGCCGCAACGCCTGAGACAGCTATTGCACCATAGGTTAGTACACTTTTTTTCATCGCATCAAAACTGGTTACGGTTTGTTTTTCTGCCGTTTTAATTGGCGCTGTAAAGCCAGCGGTTCTGGTTACCAGATCAAGGGTTAATGTTCCCAGTTTTGTGCTCATATAAAACCTCAGGCAATAAAAAAGCGCCCTTTCGGACGCTTTGCTGTTTATCTTCTATGTAATTAATTCCATTCCAAGCCACTTACATCAAATGTAAACTGCTTTTTCCCCTGCTGATAAAAGGGCACTTCAATTACTAATTTTTTGCTATTTTTCAGCTGGCTTATAATTTTACTTTCGGTTTTATCATAAGCAACAAACAGCAAGTCTGAAGCGTGACTATCAGGCTCAGACATGGTTATTGATTGCACTGCGCCATCATCGAATTTAAAGGCAGCCTCGCAATTTTGTATTCCACAAAGAATTTGACCCTTGGTGATGCTTACCATCACATCAACTTCTGATCCGCGCTTTCTTAAAGCCAGTATCAACTTTGATCCACCGTTGTATGGAAAGTCAAAATCAACCGTATTGGTACTAACTGTGGTTGCAAATCTAGATTCAATCCCTCGCATCTCATCTTTGGATGCTTCGTATTGCCAATTTTTTGGTTTTACATTTTCCGATTCTGTTGCCTGAGTTGTCGACACTACCCCTGATGATGTGCTAGGCGTCTTACCGGAATACATCCAAATTATGGCAGCTAATCCCAAAATACCCACACATACCCAAGTTAAAACACTAGTTTCCTTTGGCTGTTTTGCGCCACACATTGGGCAGCTTTCAGCCTTATCACTTACCGGCGCACCGCATTCCTTGCAAGGCTTTATAGCCATAACTCACCCCGAATATTAATTATTCAAGACAAGATACTAATTATTAGGTGAAAAAGAAACCAAGCTAACCTGATTTCTTCTTAATGGCTTGCATCCGCTGCTCTTCAAAGGTTAGCTCTGGAATTTTTTCATGCGGCATAAAGATGCGAGCATCAACACGCTTGTCCTCTTCAACCTTGCCATTGAAATAAAGCGCGTATAAGTTACCCACGCCCTGCTCTATGCGTCGGCCCATGTTAAATGAGCCGTACTTATTGCGATATGCCTGCCAGACCCTTAATTCTTTTGGGGTGACTTTCTTTTTGGCTTGCTCGATGGTTCTTCCACCGATTCCGTTGAGGACGAGTTCACACCAGAGTTCGTGCTCTTCAACTTCAATTTGTTCTTTCCCAAAAAATCATTCACTTCATTCGAAGCATCATGAATCGCACCAATAATGGCTGGGTGAAGGTTTCCAACTTCTTCAATCGTAGAGCACAGTGGCTTCTTTGTGTCAGCATTAAAGACTGTAAGCAAAACCCGTCGCTTCACAACATCCGCGACAGTGATTTTTTCAGGATCTTCGCCCTTAAACATATTTGTCACTTCGTCGTAACTTAATGCTTTAACCAAAATATCTACTTCAAACTCCTCATCATTAATAATGAATTTCGAAGACTTTGGAGATAGGTCGGATAAGGCCGTGCTCGAGAGCGCAAGAAGTGCAGATGTATTTAATTTTTTCATGGTGTAGCCACCTTAAATACATCCAGTACTTCAGTCTGGCGTTTCATTGGCACAGTATGGTTTACCAAAGAATCAGCATCAAACACCGGGGAGCCTTTACGCAGGATTGCACGGAAATATGACCATGTCCGAGTTGCTGGCATTAGCACCTCATCATCAACCCCAATTGTTGGAACGCCTTCACCGTCAGACCAGCCTACATACACACCAACTTCAGCGCGATCTGCTGCAAGCTCAAGTAATTTCATGTGTGAAAGGTTTTTAGGATCAGTGTCAATCTGGATTGAGCCTTCACCCGGCGTGGTCAAACCCCAGTCTGATGTTGCCGTTTTTGTCTCTTCAAGACAGGTTGTATTGATTTCAGTTGTGCTGTCATCACCCATTACAAAGGCTTTAACGCAATCCATCTTTGTAAGTGTTGGAGTATCGCCATGTAAAATCCATACATGCGTACCCTGAGATAAAACACCTTTCTTCGCCATGAGTAGCTACTCCTCAATTTTAGGCATAAAAAAAGCCACCGAGTGGTGGCATTGGTTTGGAAATAATTTAGTTATTCAAATAGACATGGCTGCATAAGTCGTTCGACTTCCGTGATTGCAGTCATTAATAGATCTCGTTTCTTGCGATAGCTTCCTAAAACACTACCTGCAAGGCTTGCATCTGATTTCGCCAGATCAAGCTGAAGTGATAATTTGTTGTGAATATTGTTATAGCTTTGATCTTGTGAGCGAATAAATTCTCGCGTTTCAAAGAATGCTTTCACTAAAGCCTTCTTAAACTCAATTACTCGCGGGCTGTTTCGCATGAGCGTCATCAGGAAAGTGGCTTGTTGTTCATTTAATGGAACAAACTTCACATCACCACCGCCATGCCGCCCTTCTAATCTTGGTTGGATTTTAAATCTGACCAAGCCAAATTCTTGAAAATCTGGCATATAGGTACGAACCAATTTAATAATTGTGGCATGCTGAATTCCCAACCCGAGTGCGATCTGCAACGTGGTTGTCATCGGCTCACCATTTTCCACATTGACGATTTCAATTGGATTTAACATCGCATTCATAATTAACTCCTTTAGAGTGGCGTGAACCCGAATGCAGAATGCAGATAAAACACTCGGGCATAAAAAAACCACCTTTCGGTGGTATGTGAAAAAATAAAATTGGTTTAACGATCCAAAAACCAATTCGCATCAAAGCCGCGACCGAAAATATTGGTATCAGCAATGCGCTCAAAATGGTTCGGGTGAATATTTGTGACGTAGCAATGTGGTTCTAAGGCCTTTCGTATTGCTGCTCGAATATCTGATGCTCTTTTCTGCTGGGTGTCGTAAACCACAATCTGGAACGACACATGATCAGTATTTGCTGGGCAATCTAAATTGTTTTCAGGATTGGCTGTGACTACCGACCAGACTGCATAAGGGTATGCTGTGCCACTTGGTGCAATATCTTCCCAGACCTTTAAGGGATTGGCGCCAAGTAAATCCGTAACTTCCTTGCTGGCTTTCAGTGTCGGAACTACTGGTAAAATGTTCATAATTTTGCGAGTTCCTTGTCGATTTCTTTATTGAAGTTTTCAGCAAAGCTATTTGTTACGGCTTGGATGTTGTTTTGTAAGGCTGGCCGCATGAATGGGGTTGGTGGATTGTGCACAGAGCCAAACTCTAACCAACGCCAGTGCCGTGTATCACCGCCGCTTGTATTGGGTGGATTGGGATTGGAAAATGACGCACCACCACGAACACCGACACGCATTATCACTTCATTTGGGTTTCGCGTCTTACCGGCAGCAATTGCAATATTTTTCCAAATCTTTTCGGCTGTCTGCGGATCATCAATATTTTTTGCCCCAGATCGAGCAGCATCACGTACAATCGCCATTGCCTTACGCATTGAGCGCCTTGCAGCATTCTTCATTAAGCGAGGATTGCCAAGTCGTTTAAGTTTCTCCTGAACTTCATCCAAGCCTTCAATATTGAATTCTACTGACATGGCTTACTCCACTAAAGACAACTCCAATGTCATATAAATACGACCGTTTTCATTATCTGGTTTAGGTGGTGACACGATCTGGAATGTCTGGCCATCGAATAAAACGCGCATACCAGTATCAATATCTTTACGCTTGCGCAGTTTTAGCCGTGCTGTGGTTTCTGATCCGGCAGCCTTAGCATTGATGGAGTCTTTGACAGACAGGAAATCCAACTTACCCCAAAGCCTTTTAAATTCAGTCCAAGCTTCAGTTTCATAGTTGTATTCATCATAGACCGTGGTTTTATGCTGAATCGTTATGCGGTGGCATAGTTCGCCGGCACGTTGGGCCATAGATCACCTCAAATCGCTGTGGGCTTACGATATGGATAAAGCAGGCTTTGTACCGGCATCGGCAGGAAGTTGCCATTTACCGGCATTTCCTGCTCAGCATTGCGGTACTGGTCCCAATATCCACACAGTAATAAAATTGCCTGATGAATTGCTTTGGGGTAATCAGGTTCAAGCTCATCAGTGATGTAACTCAACACCACTGAATCTGCTGCATCCAAATACCCCTGAAGCATCAAGTCATTTGAATCATCGTCATAGCGCAAATGTTCTTTTAGGGTCTCAAGACTTACAATACTCATTCTTCACCCCATTTCTTTTGCGCTAATTTGAAGTTTTCGTGGCTAAATTCGCCTAAATGATCCTTTTCACAGTGCCATAATGAGCCTTTGTGCGTCACAAACTGGCCTGATTTATAATGATTTTCAGTCTTAAAAATGCCTTGATATTGGCTTTTTTGATCTGAATTTTCAGTATCTTGCGGTGTATTTGGTGTAGATTTACCAAAAGGATCATCCATCTGGTCACGTTTAGACAGCGCTTCAAGAGAATAGTTCTGCTGTTGCATGTAAACCGTGTCACCACCTTCCAGTGGGCCTAAACCTAACTTTTGACGTGCTTCATTCGGTGTCATGATTGCTGCACCAACACCTTCTTTAAGTCGCTGCATCTGAGACACTGAATCCATGCGGATTAACGTATCCAGATCAAGAAAGGCTTCCAGATTGGAGTCTTTTAAGCCAAGGCTTTCATCAAGTAAGTTTTCACGCGCTTCAATCAGGCTTTGCAGACAATCCGAATAGTAAATTTCATTCAGGTCCGAAACTTTTTGCCCGGCCGGAATAGTGCCAATACCTAACTTGAATTGCGGTACATGGAAAACAGCACAAATGACTTCGTTGCTCATTCGCATTTGTTCAATCAACTGAGAATCTGCAGCTGAAACTGAAATGGCTTCGAACTTCATGTTGTCACCAACTACCGCTGTACAACCAGCATTAGCGCCACTGTAGTTTTCATTCCACTGTTTTTTGATTTCTGCTGCTTTATCTGGGTCAATAGGCCCGGGAGCAATCAGGATTCCACCTGGTCGACTATTGTTTCTAAAGTGTTGACGCTGGCTTTTCTGAATCTCCAGTCCATGTCCTGCTGCTACCGCACACGCTGTAATTGGCGATAAGCCCACAAGCGGATGGTAAAAGCAGTTAATGCGGTCATGAATGATTTCGGATGCCGGCACGACTTCATGCGAAGTCTGATTAAGCCGATCATCATTAAGTTGATAAAAGACATCACCAACATCACTGATCAGTGGCTTTGTTAGGTCGGGGTTTAATACCTTCAGCCCAACAACCTTGCCTGAGAAAATATCCCGTACCTTTATTACATACGAGTTGCCCCGAAGTAATAGCGATGTGGTCCATTGTTCGCTAAATTGCTGCCATGTCTGGTAGTGGTTTGGCTTGTTTAGAACACTGAAACGCTCTGGAATATCTTGATCAATCCAGACACCCTGCTGCTTCTTTTTCAGTAGAATCGGCATCTTGCCAATATCTTGCGAAATCAATGAAACGCAGCTAAATACTGCATGATGTGCTGCAAGA